GCACTTTCGCGAGTGGTGAGCGCGGCGCAAGTCGCTTCTTACTGGCCGGTCGCTTCCAACCCCAGGAGAGAGGCAATCATGCTCGACAGTTGTTTCAGGTTCATCTCGGTCTGCTTGTGGGTCGCAGTGGTGTTTGCGGCCAGCGTCGTGGGCATGACGATCTATGTGGTGCTGACATGAGTGAGCGACCGAACATCCATTCCATCAAGCTTGCGCCGAACGATCTCGAATTGGCCAACGGCTACAAAGCCAGGATCGGCGAAATTCTAGCCGAGGCGTGCAAGCTCAGGGACGAGGCCAAACGCGACGGCCTGCAAGTCGATTTCGGCTTCGGCCAAGATAGTTTCGGCCGCACCACGGTAACGATCACAGTCATCAAGCCCCTAGTCTAATCATGGCAACGCAGACCGTAGAGCAGATCAGCCCCCGCCTTTCACGCAGCGGCCGTGAGTTGATGGCCAAGATAGAGACACAGTTGGGCAAGCCGCTCAATCGGCACAGCGTTCGCTCCATCATGAGCATCGTGTCGGATCACGGTATTAAGGCCCGGCAGGATGGCATCGACTTCCCGGTCATGGTTCCGGTCATCATCCAATCCCGCAAATGGATCAGGATTGTCCGCGCCGACCTGGACCGCCGTTCCATCGAGCAGCTTGTCGTCAATCTCTGCACGCAGTTTCCGACCATCGAAATGGCAGAGGTGGCCGAGGCCATCCACCGCGCATTCCCGGACTTCAAGACTGCGGCAATGAAGCCGCCAAAGCCGATGATTATGCAATGAACATCCGCAACATATTTGAGGGGGCAATCGTGGACAGCATCAAGAGCGTTGTCGATCAGATTCCCGCCGCCAAGGCATCCTTGGAAAAGCAACCAATCAGGCACCATTTCACGATGATGCCGCAGAACTACAAACCCGATCCTGTCTCGCATTCGTTCGGTGATCCCGAACCCGGCCGTTCCGCACTCGATCAGAAAAGGCTGCGCGATGGACAACAAGGTCATAAGGTTTAGCGACTACGAGAAGCGCCGCGACAGCGATACTGTGGTGCAGAGAGAGCAGGATGCTAAGGTCATCACCCTTCCGGTCATCCGCGTTGAGCGCCAGCCCGCCGGCCCCTCGACATACCGCTGACGCCAAGCCCAAGCGGGCGAATTTCTTCGCCGCGCGCCGCGCCGAGATTCAGTACGGCCGCAGGCTTCGCGGCGTTGCCAAGCAGATCGGCGATCTCATCACCGGCTTTGCCCGCGAGAAGGACCTGTTCGAGCACGAGCTAGAGCTTGGCCAGTTGCTCCAGAAATACTCCGACATGCTCATCCCATGGGCCAAGAGCATCGCCACCACCATGCTGGCGGACGTGTCCAACCGTGATGTGGCGGCATGGTCGGCTCTATCGAAGGAAATGTCGCGCGATCTTCACAAGGAAATCGCGTCGGCACCGACCGGAGAACTGATGCGGGCCTTGCTCAACGAGCAGGTCACGCTCATCACCAGTCTGCCGATTGATGCTGCGCAGCGCGTGCATCGGTTGACACTCAAGGGCATCGAAGGCGGCACGCGCGCTTCCGAGATCGCCAAGGAAATCATGCGTAGCGGGCAAGTGTCGAGGGGGCAAGCGACCAGGATTGCAAGAACGGAAGTCGCAAGGACGGCGACGGCGCTTGTGCAAGCAAGGGCTACTTATGCGGGGTCTACGCATTTTAAGTGGGTTTCGGTTGGCGATTCCGATGTAAGACCACTTCATCGAAAATTAAACGGTCATGTATTCCGTTGGGATGACCCGCCTGTGGCCGATGAACACACTGGCATTAAAGCATTGCCAGGAAGCATCTGGAATTGCCGCTGCTGGCCATCCCCAATCCTGGGAGAAGAACTTTGACAAAAATATCGCATTTATACTCTATCGATTTCCCGAACGGGAAAAGATACATCGGCATCACATCAGACATTTCTAGAAGATTTAGGGAGCATAAAAAACTAGCGAGCGCGGGGTCGCCATTCCCCGTGCACAACGCTATCAGAAAATACGGAGAACAGAACGCAACCATACGGGCACTATGCGCTGGACATCGAGAGTTCATAGCTGATCTGGAAATAAAAATGATAGCCGTACTTGGAACGCAGGATCGTGAAAACGGCTACAATCTAACTCATGGCGGCGACATTAGCCCAATGCACACGCCAGAAGTTGCAGCAAAGGTAAACGCGACCAAAAAACGCAATTACGAGACTGATCCGGCGTTTCGATTGCTTCTGACCAATCAAGCGCTGGCTCTGACCTCTCCAGAAATGAGAACGAAGATAAACCTGGGCATAAGACAGCCATCTGTTAGCGCGGCCAAATCGGCAAAACTGCGCGGCTTCAAACATTCCGACGAGGCGCGACGAAATATGAGCGCTGCCCAATCAAATCCAGAATTAAGAAAACACAAGAGCGAGGTCGGTACGGTGGCGTGGTCTGACCCAATACTTAGAAAACAGCAAAGCGAGCGATTTAAGTGACGGGTTGTTCCAGAAGATCAGCGAGCAAGAATCAGCGCTACGCTGATGGGTCATCCGGGTTGGGGAAAAGGCCAAAAGAGGTCGCCTGAGTTTTGCGCCAAGGTTAGCGCAGGCAAAATGGGCAAGCCGCGCAGATCACGCCCAAAACCCATCATCCCCGACGAGCTTTGATCGTCGGAACCAATGTCCTCCATCGGCTGTTATGCCGCAGAGCCACAAGTCCTCGGCTCGGAAAACCGGAGGCGTCCCATGTCAATCCTGATGATTTTATTGGTCGTATTGCTAGTCATGATGTTTGCTGGCGCAGTGCCATGGACGCGCGGCGTGCCTGGGCCAAATCCAGGGCCGGGATGGGGGCCGGGTCATTTCTACGGGACCGGATACTACGGCGGCGGCATCGGTCTCGTGCTGCTGATCGTGCTGGTTCTTGTGCTGTTCGGTAGGTTCTAATAAAAAAGGCCCGACCGAAGCCGGGCCAGTTATGGGAGGATGGGGTCGTGAAGCCCCAACGCATCGGCAGATTTATCAGACTGCCACCCTTCCGTCCATTCCCGATGTGCTAATCTCCGTCATCGATTCGGCCTTCGATCACGCGCAGCCGCCGCACAGGGAGATCATCTATGCGCCATTTCGCCCGTCTTTCCATCGCACTCGCTTTTGCCTTTGGGCTGGCGGGCGCTGCGTTTGCCCAGGTTCCGAGCACCGTTCCGCCGTACAATACCGATCTCGGCGCGCTCATCACCAATTCGCTTCGCGTGGCCGGCACGGTCACCACCGCCGCGCAGACCAACCTCGACAAGAACGGTGCGGTCTGCACCTTCAATCAGACGGCCTCATCGGGGTCGCCCTCGACGACTTTCAGCATCCAAGGCTATGACGCCGCGACGGCCAGTTGGCTGACCTACATCACCTCCGGCGCCATTACGGACACCACCACGACGGCCATCGCTGTTTATCCGGGTATGGCGACTTCGCCGCTGTCCGGGATGACGGGCATCAGCGTTCACCTGCCGCGAGTGTGGCGAGTGTCGCAGACCATTGCCGGAACGAGCGGCCCGGCCACCACCAGCAAAATCGGTTGCAATATGCTCCGGTGACCCTTCTATGCCCCTCGCCATCCTGACGTTTCTCGTTTCGGTGGCATACATTCCCGGCGTCCCATCGCATACCACGGTGGGGCGCTGGTTTGTTATGGGGGTCGGCGTCGCCTATCTGATCCGGCGCGCCTCGATCCACGCCGGTATCGGGCATTGGATGGGGGCCGCGTTCCTGGTGTGGTGTATGGCCTCGCTGGCATGGTCGGCCTCACCGAACGACACCATCGGCATGACCATCCAAATGCTGATCCTGGCCGGGGTGTTCTGTCTCGCCGCCGAAGAGAAAGACTTGAGCCTGTGCTTCGAGGCATTGGCCGCAGGCATGGTGATCTCGGCAGCTTTCGGGGTGTTCCAGATATTCGGCTTTCGCCCGACCGAGCAGGCGACCGGCGGCGCGGCCGGGCTATTTGCCAGCAAAAACACATTGGCCGAGACCGCCGCGGTGGCGCTGGTCGGCGTCATTGCCCTGAGAAAATGGGCCTATCTGCCGGGGGTTGCGTTCGCGGCCATCGCCCCATTGTCGCGCGGCGCGCTCGTCGCGCTGGCCGCCATTGGCGGGTGGACGGCCATTTCCATGCTGGAAACAGCGGCAAAGCGGGCCATGGCGGTGCTGGCGGGGGGTCTCGTGGTTGTCGGGCTGATCGCGCTGGACGCCTGGATGAACGGCAGCCGGCTCGAAAGCCTTAACGAGCGTTTGATGTTCTGGCAGGTCACCGCTGCGAATCTCACCGCACTCGGCTATGGTCTTGGTTCCTATTCAGTGATTCTCCCGACTTGGGAACACGCCCACAATGAATTTCTCGAATATGGGTTCGACCTCGGGCTTGGCGCACTTCTCCTTGGCGGGATCATCGTCCATGCGTTTCGATCTAAGCAAGGGACTGAAAGAGCAGCGCTCGCGGCGCTCATGGTCGCGGCTTTTTTCTCATTCCCATTCCACGAGCCTGCGGCTATGTTTTTGGTCGCGCTGCTTGCGGGGCATCTATGCGGTAGCCATGATCGCTGCGGTGTCGATGAATATGGCGGCCGATATCCAGGTCGGCAGAGCATTCAGGCTTCATGGCCAACCGGCATCGGAGCTTTATCGGAGGTTGATTTCCGCCGCTTGGATTTACCCCTTCGACCGCAACATCAGAAACGCGGCGGAACGATTTCGCGTCACCTATAACGAACTCATCGAACGTCGAGGCAAGTAGCGTGTCGAGAATAATTCATCCTATCTACAAGGCGGTTGAGTCGGCCGAGGCCGCGTGGGCACGAGATCGCCAGCAGGCGTGGCAGCGAACTGTGATCGTGGTGTGTGCGATGTTTAATGCGGGAATGCTGTCGGGCGGCTATATGGAAGGCGGCCTGTACCACATCACGGAGAGCGACAATGAAAAAATATCTGCTTAGTGGCCTGATCGCTCTCGCGTTGTGCGGGGTTGCCTTCGCTCAATCCTCGCCGCGCAAGTGGCTGAGTGCGGCCTCGACCAACTCCACGCTCGCATTGGGTCGTCCGACCGTGCTCAGCGACATCCTGACGGTCAACACGACCACGACGATTTATTATCTCAAGCTCTACAACAAAGCGACGGCGCCGACCTGCGGGACCGATGTTCCGGTGTGGACCGTGCCGATTCCTTACGGCGCGAGCAATTCAGGCGGCGGGGTTTCGCACTCGTCCCCGGCTGGAATGTTGTTCTCGTTGGGGCTTGGGTTTTGCCTCACCTCGGGGATCGCAGACAATGACACCGGAGCCGCCGCAACCGGCATCACTATCAACCTTGGGTTCTCTGGTCGATGATTAGAACCGCCATCATAGCCGCAGCGTTGTTGGTTGCGATGACCACGGCATTCGCTGACGGCGAAATGCTGATGATGGGCGTCGGCGCTGGCGGTAGCAGCGCCAGTGGCGGCGGCTGCGTGGCAAACGGCCAAGCCGATCTATCGAACGCCTGCAACAGCGCGTTTGTTCCAGCACTCTTTCACTGAGGAAAATGGCAATGCGCAGAATAATCCTAGCTCTCGCGATAATGCTCGGAGCGACCGCGCTCGCCAACGCGCAGACTTCATTTACATTCAAGGACGCGAGCACCTCGACGCAGACCGTCAAGTCCTTCAATTGTAGCGCGCAGATTTGTTCGCTTGTGGTGCCGGCGGACTCGACAGGCGCGGCGCTGGGCGTAACGGGCAATCCGTTTGTCGTGACGTTCCCATCGGCGCAGGCGGTGACGCTTGCTTCGACCACGATCACAGGAACCGTAGCGGCAACTCAATCCGGCACCTGGACCGTGCAACCCGGCAATACGGCCAAC